GGCCAGATGGTAGGGTTGAATCAATTCGAGGGATAGAAGATTTTTGTCTCGCCAATGGCCTCAACACGGGAGCCATGGTCCAAGTGGCTAGAGGAAAATTACCACACCACAAAAAATTCAAATGCCGGTACCTAAAGCCGTTTACAATATCCAAGTGACGGTGTAGCGTCTCCAGATGATATACCCAGACCTCTTCACCGTGGACTCACACGGTCGTCTTCGATTCTGGCGAATGGAGACCAATCCAACGGACCCCTCGCAGTTCAGGGCCGTATCCGGTCTCGTGGACGGCAAGGCCGTAGAAGCTGCGTGGACGACAGCGCTCCCCAAGAACGTCGGGAAGTCCAACGCAACGACCGGAGAACAGCAGGCCATCGCTGAGGTGTTGGCTCTTTACGATAAGAAGCGAGCCCGCAAGTACTACGACGACCGTGAAACGGCTGCAGGCAAGAAGTTCTTTGCTGTCATGCTGGCTGAAAAGTACAAGAAGCTTCCGGAAGGCGTCGTCTACTCTCAGCCGAAGCTCGACGGCTTCCGCCTCATAGCTACCCGGGAACAGTTCATCTCGAGGGACGGCAAGGTCGTCGTGTTGCCTCACATCAGACGAGTCCTCGAACCCCTATTCGAAGCCCTGCCGGACGTCGTGTTGGACGGCGAGCTCTACTCCCATTCCCTTAAGGACGATTTCAACGAGCTCTCCAGCCTGATAAGGAAGAGCGATAGGGATCCAGAACGACAAGCGGAGTTCGAGAGGGTCATTGAGTTCCACGTCTACGATCTACCGTCAGACCCAGTCCACTTCGGCGAGCGTTCCGGAGAACTCAGGTCGCTGCTCGAGGAGTACGGTCCTGAAGGGGACGACGCGCATCTAGTCCAATTCGTCAGGACCGACATGGTAAGGGATCAAGTCCACCTCGACTCCCTCTACGAGGAATATCTCGAAGCCGGATACGAGGGCCAGATGGTCCGAACAGATTCTCCGTACACGCCGGATAGAACGAAGAACCTGCTCAAGCGCAAGGAGTTCACAGACGGAGAGTTTCCGATCCTTGGAGTCTACGAAGGTAAAGGTAACTGGGCCGGACACGCCAAGAAGGTTGAGTGCTCCCTCCCGAACGGCGAAACCTTCAAGGCGGGGATCAGGGGCAACAAGGCCTTCACCTCAAAGCTCCTTGGCGAGTGGAAGTCCTACGAAGGCGTCACAGTCAGGTACAAGGGACTGACGCCTGGTGGTAAGCCGAGGTTCGGGGTAGCAGTTGCCTGGCATGAGGACCTTGACAACAGGGGATAGCTGTTTACATAATTCTCGGAAGAGGATAAGGTGGCCCAGAATCAAGCCGGGGACTACCGCCATGCAGCCACTCACGAACGCCGACTACCTCGAACAGAGACTGGAAAAACTTCCGCCCAGCGATCGGGAGTTCGCGAGGTCGTTGATCAACGCCCATCGTCAGTACAGAGGGAACCTCTCTCCGAAGCGTCAGTTCCACTTCGATAAGTTCCTGAAGTTGGTCGACAACCCGAACCCCTTGGCTGACAAGTCCGTGAAGGTCAACGTCGGATCGTTCGACGGCGTGATCGGACTCTTTCGCAAAGCCCAGGAACACCTCAAGTTCCCGAAGATCCGGCTTCAACTGGAAGACGGCTCACCGATCGTCCTGAGCGTGGCCGGTCCGAATTCGCGTGCTCCTGGAACAGTGAACATCACGGACGGAGGATCGTTCGGTTCCAACACGTGGTACGGTCGCGTCGAACCGAACGGTAACTGGAGCCCAAGTCGTGACGTCGACGCACGTCGCATGGACGACCTCGGGGAGCTCCTCGAGGCTCTCTCCAAGAAACCTGCCGAGACGGCCGCCCACTACGGCCGACTGACCGGTCGCTGCTGCTTCTGCCACCTCAAGCTGTCGGACGATCGCTCCACTGCCATGGGGTACGGCGAGACCTGCGCCGACCACTACGGTCTCCCGTGGGGCGAGAAGCGCCACACCTTCGTGAAGGCAGGACAACAGGAGATGACGTTATGAAGAAATTCAGGGTCAACATCCCGGCCTCGATCACCGTGGTCATCGAGGCGCGCAACAAGGCATCGGCCATCAGGAAGGCAAAGGAGATGGAGTCGTTCTCACTCCATCAAACCGTTCCAGGTGGAGTGATCGAAGGTTTCGTCGGCGAGTGGGACATCGTCGGGGGTGAACTCGGCAAGTTCGACTCCGGTTACGATTCCATATCGTCCATATCGGAGGTCGAGTGATGTCCGGAGACATATCCCAACGGCTCTCGGCAGAAGTCGACGTTCGCCGACTGAAGACCCTTGAAGATTCCATCTCCATGGTGTCTGAGATGGCGAGTCAAGGTGGTAGGTTCAATCTCAAGGATCGCGAGAAGCTCTACGCCATCAACCGAGCCCTGCGGGTGCAGCGTGACTACGTCGAGATCAGCCTCCTTGAGCTCGGTGAGCAGATCATGGAATTCGACAAGAAGAAACTGGAGCGAGACCGGGGATGAAGTTCGTTCAGATAGAGCAGATCCCAGGGGACGTCTACTCCTCGTACAAGACCGAGAACGGAGGTGAAGGCCTCACGCTCGTCGCCGAGTGCTGCCGTCCTGAGACGGCCTCAGCGATATGCTCAGCCCTCAACCTACTTTCCAGTGTCAGTTCTATGGACGTCAAGGATATAATCGACACGAAAGCAGGCCGCATGACCCTCGAGAGGATCGTCAAGCTGGCACAGACGTCACTACACGGCATCCAGAAGGGGATCAACACGTGAGCATCGACCCGAAGATACTCGAGAAGATCAAGAAGCTGAAGGCCAAGGGCGAAGGCGTCGGGCCTGAAGAAGCCGCGCTCTTCATGAACAAGGTCAACCAGATGATGGATGATCTGGGCATCTCAGAGACCGACATCCACCTCACCGACTTCGGCCATACCAGGTACAAGTCGAACCTCGGGGTCTCCAGGGAGAACAGGTATGAGAACCGTCTCCTCCACACCGTGGCGAAGGCGTTCGGCTGTACTCTGCTCTACCACGCCGCAAGGTCTCATTTCCTCGACAACAAAGCCGAGTACTCATTCATCGGTCGTAAGGACAGAGCGGAACTGGCGTCCTACACCGCCACCGTCTTGGCCAGGAAACTGTCCAAGGCACGCCAGACATACATCAAGACCGTGCCGGAGTGGTACAGTCGCTCCGAGAAGACCGCCGCCGCCAACGGCTTCTGCCTCGGCTGGGTCGAGGAGATCGCAAAGACCGTCCACGGCTTCGCTGGAACACCACAGGACCTCGAGCTCATCGATGCCTACCAGCTCAAGACCTTCGGTGAGATCACCAAGGAATCTAAGTCCAAGAAACTCGGATGGCATAGAGACGGGCTCGAAGCCGGCCGAAGAGCCGCCAAGGACGAGAGCCTCCACCGCCCAATGAACGAGAGGGACCGAGACACCATGATCGAGAGGCGCCTCTACCTGGAGGGACGGAAATGAGGAATAAGGACTGGGTACCAGATCCCACCGAGATGTACTCAGGAGCTATCCTCCTGGGGCTGGCAGTGACGCTGGTGTTCGTCGGGGTCCCTCCTCTGCTGAGGCTCGTTCTATGGGTTTACAACCTCCTCTGAAAAGAGTATGGGGTGTGGACTAATCAATCCCACGGAAGGGGAAACTATGCCTGCGTTGACTGCATTCCTGAACCACGGTCTCTTCGGAGCCACCGACTTCGCCCTGCTCATAGCCAGGGCGACCCTCGGCACCTTCTTCATCCTGGCCAGGTTCCGGTGGATCTTCGACCCCTCCAGGCCGGAAGACATGTGGTTCAACAAGGCACGCCGAGACCACCTGATCTGGAAGCTCTGCACGTGTGGGTACTACAACCATCCCGTGCTCGCAGGTTTCGTGGCTCTCGTCGAGATATTCGGAGGTCTCGCCGTCCTCTTTGGTCTCTTGGCTCCACTCGCCGCCATGGGACTTCTCTCCGTCCTCTGCTTCGCCACGTACTGCACGGCTCGTGAGAAGGTGACGCGCCAGAGTCCGGTGGATACCGTCGACTATGCGTCCTGCTACCTTTGGACCGTCGAGCCTCTCTACATGATGCTGTGCGTCGTCGTGATCACCTGCGGCGCCGGAGCCTATAGTTTCGACCACGTCCTGACGGGGTTGCTGTCATGAAGATCTTCAAAGTCAGGTCACGAAAAATCCATGAGGCATGGCAGTATCCTGAGAGAAGACCTGAACTGAAGGATACCCCAGCATGGGTCTACATGGACATCTCATGGAATAGACATTATTCAGGTCTTCGAGGAAAGTGGCTCGTGATCTCTGATGAATGGGAGGATCCAGAGATGCTCTCACCGCAAGAGTTCAAAGAACAGTACGAATTCGTTGAGGAAAAGTGATATGCCATACGATCCAAGACCGGTCTTCCAGGGAGGCAACAGGGGAATCGACGAGGAGTTCTCTCGCCGAGCTCCCCCAGGTAAGTTCAGGGTCATAGGTGTCGACACCTTCGACGGTGGAGACTGGGTCGACGGCGACTACGATACCTTGGAAGAAGCCATAAAAAAGGCTGATGAAAAAGGTAAGAACGCATCCATGCTCAAACTCCACGTCTACGACGACACTGGTGAGCATCTTCACGAGGCCGGGAGTTTCTGATGGACATCGTTCAAGAACAGACGGAAAAGCGCCGCAGGATCATCCTCCTGTCCAAGGAACTACATGAGCTCCATGCGGCGAAGAGGGCCATCAATGAATGTCGGTATCACTTTTTCCGTCAAGGGACGATCCTAGATGTACTCGAACTTGAGGAAAAGGATCTCGCAAATGAACTCAGCAACCTCGCAAACGAGGTCTATGACTTCAACCACGGAAGTTAACATGAACCAGTGGCCTCTCCCAGCAGCTAAGATCAAGACCCTCTCTGGAAAGCAGTGCAGCTGCGGTAGTCAGTCCTTTGTTGAGGGTCCAAAATCAGGAATCAGCATCAACCTCTGCTGCGCCGATCCGCAGTGCAGGAAATGGTGGAACTACACACCGGTCATCGGTTTGTTCCAGAGCATGAACATCATCGAACCTATGCCAGGTGCTAGCGTAAAACACCTGTCTTCCCAGGAAGATAAGAACCTGGGGGAGATGCGGGTGTGGATGGACCAGGGGGTCCAGATCTACATCAGGGATGGAAGTCCCATCGAGTGCTTCGTCGACAGAGCCAAGACCTCAACGTACAATCCGACCACGCACGACATGCTGCGCTTCGCCGGCTTCATCGAGGCCCTCCAGTCAGACATGATGATCATGCGGAAGGCCGTCGACCTCGAGGCCGAAGCCCCTTCCGTAGAGGAAGCGGAATCTGAGCATGACTGGGCTCCCTGATCAGATTGTTGTTTACAAGGAACGGTTTAGTGGTTACAAGAAGAAGGCCGGGTATCTGAGAGGAGAATGGTGGCATACATGAGTCACGCCGCGGAATCAGTAGACGGACGGACTAGGATGGCGTACAACGGGGAAACCCCCTGGAAAGGTCTCGGGACCAAGGTGGACCCCGATATGACCCCAGAGGAGATGTTGAAGAAAGCCGGCCTCGACTGGGAAGTCAAGAAGTACAACCTGTTCGCAGAAGTCAGGAAACAGAGGGTCAAGACGGGGGCGCAGGCTCTCGTTCGTCTGGACGGAGAGAGGGATCCAGAGATCCTCACCATCCTACCGACTGCTTCCTGGAACCCCGTACAGAACAGACAGGCGTTCGAGTTCTTCAATGAGTTCGTCGAGCGCGGCGATATGGAGATGCATACGGCTGGGGCCCTCATGGGCGGTAAGCACGTGTGGGCGCTCGCCAAGATCAAGAACGAGGAGTTCGAGCTCTTCGGCGGAGACAGGGTGGAGGGATACCTACTCTTCTCACTCCCACACCAGTTCGGATACAGCATCGACATCAGGTTCACCCCAATACGAGTGGTGTCGCAGACGACGATGGCTGATTCCCTGGCGGGTGCCGCCAAGAACGGCATCCGCCTGAACCACCGGAGGGAATTCAACCCCTCCATCGTCAAGCAGACGCTTGGTCTTGCCGACGTCAAGTTCGGGAAGTACCGTGAGGCCGCCGAGCTGCTTGGATCGAAGCCATATACCGACGAGACGCTCATCCAGTACTTCAACCTCGTCTTCCCGAAGACGTCCGACAAGAAGGGTGAGCACGGCAAGACCAACGAGGCCCACTCCAGGGCGGCGAAGCTCGCGATCTCAACCGTCGAGTCGCAACCCGGTCATTCCTACGCACCCGGTACCTGGTGGAACGCCTTCAACACCGTGACGTACCTGGCAGACCACGTCCTAGGGATGGGAGCCGACACGCGCCTCTACTCATCGTGGTACGGGGTCAACCAGAAGGTCAAGGCGAAAGCCCTGCAGCAGGCGATCTCCTTCGCCAAGGCGGCGTGATGAAGACCGGGGAACAAGGTGGGTAGCTTCTACAGAGACGGAGGGCACGCCAAGGACAAGGCCTTCATGGAGAAGGTCGTCCTCCGTCACCATGACCTATACCGATCCCTGTCAGATCAGACAAAGGCGATGTGCCTCATCCAGGCCTTTCGAGGGCACTACAACACGGAACTCCTCTTCGAGGAGACCTTGGCCATGGTGAACCCGAGGCTCATCAGGACCCAGGATCCCCATCGGGACTACGAGGACGGGACCGACGCCAAGTGTCTCGGTATCCTGACGAGGTACCAGGAGATCAAGGGAGTGAGACGCATGGTCATCCGAGGTGCGGTCACTGGTGTCTCAAAGAAGGTCTCGTGGATACGTCTCGGTGTTTACAACGACTTCAAGAAGGATATAGACTACTTCCTCATCCCGAACGAGCACGGGTGCCGGATCAGGTTCCACAACGGCTCAGGCCGAATCCAGTTCCAGTACTCAGCCAAGAAGGATTCCTACTCCAACGGACTGAACGACTATAGGGTCCCTGGGATAGAGGAAGTTTCCGCAGACATAGTACCAACAGAGAAGGAAGACATACACCATGAGCCAATCGACTGAAGGAACCAACGGCGAATCTCCGGACGACCAGCCAAACGAGAACCTGGTGGAAGACACACAGGTAGTCGCTGCGGCACCCGATCCGGTGGAAAAGATTTCTATCCCCGACCAGGTCAGCAACTTCGTCACAGCAGCCATCGACGGTTTCCACAAATCAGGAGAGCTCGTCAACGGCGTCGCGACAGAACTCGCCAACAAGGAAAAAAGCCGGCGAGTCGACCTGCTGCTTCGAGCCATCAATACCCTGGACCAACTCCGCAAGAACCTTGGCAAGGTGAACCGCCCTGACGTGCAGACTTTCACGGAGACCGGCGCCGTCGCCTCTGCCTCCTGGTCGAAGGGTCGCCTCGACGAGAAGCGCAAGGCAGCCGAAGCCGTCCAGAAGATGGAGGCTGCGATCTCCCGGGCAGTGAACGACAAGGACTTCGAGAAGCTCGAGAACGAGCTGAAGAAGCCCGTCCAGTCGTCCAAGGAATGACGTGGTCGAGGCTTCCGACATAGAGGCCATGGCAGTCGAGATGGTTCTCCTCCAACATGGGGACATCATCTCGGCCGTCATCCACCGTCTCGGCCAGTTGAGAAACGGACCGGTACGATGTAGCTACGCCGAGAACATCGGTAACTACACTTTCTGGAAGGTGCATGTACATCACGTCAAGTCACGTCTGGACGAGATGGTGTCAGCAGACAACCACCGGAAATACATGGATGGGCTTCGACAGCTTGAGAAAGTTCGTAGTTCTCTATATCGATCGCCGTGCTATTCCTGTCCAATGTGCAGGGCTAGGAAGAAGCCGTGGCCGAATGATGCAGGAATAGGAGCATGTGTCTCTCAGACTGGATATTCATCGGTGCCGCCGTCATATCAGTCGTCGGAATCCTCCTCACCACAAAGCCGTGGAGACATGAGGACGACGACGAGACCCACGGACACGGATAGACGTACCCTCAGCGAGTGGAATGGAGGTGGATACAGGGTCAAGCTGGGATCCAGATCCGTCGGCCGAGATCAACATACCGGTATGGCGTTGTTCAGTAGGGACCAGGTCTATTTTTCCCTGAATCCGAGGAGGGCTGGGTGACCAACATATCTCGACGCGGTTTCCTCGGCGCCATCATCTCCGCACCTGCGATCGTCAGGGTATCGTCACTGATGCCGGTGAAGGCTTATGCAGGAATCGCACCACCGAAGTTGATCGATCTCGTCAGGAGAACTTTTCCTGGTCTCGTCGCCTATGACATCTGTGGGGCCCAACCGATGCTGGGCCCCACAGGACAGATATTCGCTATGTCGCTAGTCGAGTCTGGAGCTCACGGAAGCCTTGATTCCGTGGCTGTTCAGCACCGTCGCGAATGCTTTGGCTCCAGCTTCAAAGACAGCGATCGACTGACCACGAAAGTTCTCTGAGCCAGGTTTCCAGAACATCCACCCACCTTTGTAGTCATCCCGTGAACCATACTGGCGAGCCAATGGGCTTCCCGGCGGGAGCGAAGCGATCTTCTTCTTCAGGTAGGTGACGAACGGCCCCCGCGCCGGCTTCACCGTGACCCATGCGAACCCACAGTCGAGGGCGTTTGGGTTCTCGAGGTGTGCGTTATCGTCGACAGCCTTCGTGGCGGCGGCGAGTGCTGAACGAAAGATTCCTTCAGGTGTCGCGGCGTATGCATCAGTCATTGGGTGGTTCCCCGTTGGTTACGGGGCCATACTATCTCTTCTCGGAAATAAGTACAACGCTCGGTGTGGAGATTACTTCAGAGCCCAGTGGTACTCATCGCCTTTCCTGGTGACCAGATAGTCCTTGCTCCGGTGCTTCACTTCCTCGGTGTCGCCGTCCCTCATCATCCTGATCGTATGGACGTGGAACCTTGCGAGCCCAGCAGGCCCGACGGAGTTGTCCTTGAATACCTGGCCATGGATCGTCTGACGACCCTCTGTAACGAACTGCTGGTACGTCTTTGGCATGTGGATCTCCTGACACCTATTTATCTGGTGACGACAGGCATAGGCATCGTACCCCGAGTCCGAAATTAAAGACACGGGTACACTTATTTTCGGATACGCGTAGCATGGTGATGAAACCAAGGAGTTTCCACCAGTGCTGCGTATCTTTTGTGTGGCGGCCGTCCTACTCTGGACCACCGTCTTTGCGGGTGCCCAGGAGGTACCGACCGTTGACTACCAGGCCTACCGTGGCCTAGTCGAAACCGACGGGGTCCTCATCCCTCCTGACAGGTACCTCCACCCGCCTGACCAGGACCTCCGTGTGGAGGAGAAGTCCTCCTCCGAGATCCGAAACCTCTGCCTCTCTGAGGTGACTGATGCATGCATGGCGGATACCACCACCCATGCAGTCCAGGCCTATACCGTCGCACGGATCTGCGTGGTCGGAGGGATCATGCAGAAGTGCAGGGACAAGAAGTTCAACCTGGGAGCCACCATCAGCGAGTCGAAGGTCCTGCTGGTCCCCCGGGTCGGTGAGAGGTTCGGCCATGTCGTGGTGACCCAGGGGATGCATGACGCCCTCGTCGTGCATGAGATAGGCCACCTCAACGGTTGGCCGGCTTCCCATCCTCGTTCCTGATAACATGGTGTCCCCCGAGAAATTCGTGGGGGCACCATAACCCTCTTCCGAGAAGGAAGTAAACAGGCCCCCGCAACTTTTTTGAAAAGTGTACGGATACCTCGGGGGATGGTAAGGTTTCCATGGAAAAAGGAGAGAGCCTACATGACAGCGCTTTGGTATATCATCAACCCGTCCGACTCCATCACCTTCAGGGCTGCGGACATTCGGACTGCCGAGATCGTCACCACGGCTCTCGGAGGTGGTGCCTACGCAGCGACCGAGGTCGGCGAGGATGGGACCGAGTCCCATCGCAGCGTTCCGATGTACTTGATCGGAGGCAAGGAGCTCCGGTGTAAATGGTGGAAGGAGAACGGAGACGGCCTGAACGAGGAGCAGTTCTTCAAACAGAACAAGGCGGAGATCGCAGAGGCCTTCCTGTCGGTTGCCGTGGCGTCACCCGGGGACTCACGTACCGTCTACGAATCCGGACTCCTGAATGCCGAGGACAAGGAAAAGTTCAAGGCCGAATGGAACGACAAGCGCCGAACCAGCATGAACGACATCATGGGTCGTGCTCAGCAGATCGGAAAGAACCTGTCGCAACCTGAGAAGGTTGATGCCTAAGTACTTGGCCTCCGTCGACAAGAAGGAAGTGGTCTGGAGATACGACTGGCCTGCGAAATACGTCACTCCCGTGGAAGGCATCGGTGATGCACTCCGGGAGTGGCGGCGTCAGGCAACCAAGGACAGGGAGGAACTTCTGGTCTACCAGAAAGCTTCAGGTAGGGAGGATCCTGCGACGGCGCGCTTCTTCAAGGAACAGGCGAACTGGAACATGCGCCTGATCAGAGCGATCGGATTCCATATCCCATGGTTCTCTGAACTAGATGCGAAGCAGGTTGAAGTCAGACCAAACCTGTGGCCGGTGGACCTTAGTCCTGAGTTGGACCACGTCGCCAACAGGATAATGCTGGAGTTCGGGTAATGACCGATGCGGAATCCCTTGCACTCTACATCTTCGCCCTGTCGGACAATGAAATGTACACCTGTTCATGTCCGTGGTAAACTCACGTGACCTACCGGCCTAAGCCGGAGGCAACCTAGAGGAGTACGTACATGAGTACGACTGCAGAGAAGAAAGATCCCCTGTCGATCGAGGACTTCGTCATAGGGATGTGGAAACCCATCTCCGCCGAGGTCTTCCTAACGAAGCTTCGGGAACTCTCCGCCGAGAACGGCGGAGACTTTTTCCGGATGGATAGCTACGACCTGGATACTGGGAAGTGGTTCACCGTCTTCGGTGAGGAAACCGAAACCAGAGACATATCTCCAGAACTGATCGTCTACCACCAGCAAGGTGAGGACTACGCAAAGTCCCAAGCCTTCGTCCGAGCGTGATGAAAAAAGAACCCCCAGGCCGAAACCTGGGGGTTCTAGTTACTCTAATGCTTGTTGTGTGTAGATCACATCAAGTTCGCGATGAGCGTCCTGCGGTAGAACTTGTTGGTGTTCATCACCAACGAGCCGTCGGAAGTCGTGGCGCCCGGGCTGTAGGGGTTGGCGACCATTCCGTATCGAGTCTTGAACCCGATGCGCGGCTGGAAGGTGTCCTGACCGACGGCGCGGACCATCTGCAGGGGAACGTACGGGCAGTAGAAGAGACCCGCGTCGAACGAGCTGGCTCCCTTGTACCCGAGGACCATGTAGTTGCCGCCGGCGTAGGGGTCGATGTAGACCCTGATGCGACCACCGATGACACCGGCGAAGGTGTTGCCGGTGTCGTCTACCTGGAGATTGTTGCCTTCCAGGGCCGGGGTGTAGTCGAGGATACCGGCCATGGTCAGCGCCGAGGCGACGTCGCTCGAGCAGATCATGAGGTTACCACGACCGCGACGGGTCTGCTTGGCGATGGCGTTGGCTTCGAGTTCGAGCTGCATCAGCAGGCCCTTGAACTTCTCAACCATCCAGCGGCCGTTGGCGTCGACGTCCAAGTCGAAGGTACCGGCCGTGGTCGTGCCGGCGGCGCCGGGGACTGCGGTCAGGACGATCGAGCGGATGACCTCGCGGTTGATTTCTGCCAGGATCTCGGCGGTCAGGATCGTCGAGAGTTCAGTCTCGGCGTCGAGTCCGTGGATCGCCTTCAAGTCCTGGGCGAGTTCGATGGAGTAGTCGGCGCGCAACGCACGGGACTTCGCGGTGACGGACACCTTCTCGATCGAGAAGGCCATCTGGGCGAAGTCTGCGTTGCCGGTCGATCCGAGCACTTCGGCCTGCGCCGTGGGCATGCCGCCGGCGTAGTTGTAGGTGCTGGAGTTACCGGAGGCGACGACCGTGTTGGAGACGCCGTAGACGCCGCCGATGTTGCCGTTCGCCTGACCGATCGTGGTGTTGCCGGCCGTGATGGTCGAGAACGCCGTGTTCGGCTCGTAGTAGAAGGCTTCGTAGGTCGTATCCGACTGGTTGTTGTAGTGCGGACGGAGGGCGAAGATAAGGCCCGTCGGACCCGTCATCGGCTGCACGCCACACACGTCGTAGGCGACGAGGTTCGGCATGGCGCGACGGACCAGGCTGATCAGCACCGGATCGTAGTTGAGGATGCCGGACGCGACGTTGGTCGGGGCAGCACCGGAAGTCTCGAGGAGGCTCGTCGGACCAAGTCCGCCGGCCTTACCCAGCTCGACCTCGGTATTCTCGAGGAGACGGGTAACGACCGCTCGCCTGTGGGCGTCGGAGATCTTGGGGAGACCATCGTGGTCGATGACCGCGCTCCACTTATTCTTGATTTCTTCATTCAGAAGCATTCTGCTCTCCCTTGTCCGTACCGCCCTAGCGGTTCAGGAACCTTGTGTATTTATAAGAACTAGTTTTTCACCAGCTTGCTGATGGAGTCGTAGTAGGCCTTCTGGCGAGGGTCGAGGTTCTTGGTCTTGTCTTCGACCACGTCGACTTCCTCGTTGAGGACGCCAGCTTGCTTCGAACCGCTTGCCTTCTTCGTAGCCGGGAAGTAGGTCTCCTTCAGGATACCAGCCTTCTTCTTCAGCTCTTCGGCATCAGAGAAGTCGACGCCTTCGATCAGGGTCCTCAGCTTGGATGCATCGGTCATGGCCATACCTTCGGTCATGGCGGCGACGACTTCACCGAGCGTGGACTTGGAGTTGCTCTCCCTGAGTTCCGAGTTCTCCGAGATGAGCTTGGAGTTGTCAGCCTCGAGGGCGTCGATGCGGGCGACGAGTTCTTCCATGACGTCCACCTTGTCTTCGGGGACGTCGACGTAGTTCTCGACCCAGACTTCCTTCATCTGGTTCAGCATGTTCTCGAGCATCTCAGCCCGCATGCCGGACACGATGGCCAGCTTGTTCTCCTTGACGAACTCCTCGGCGGCGTAGGTCAGGTAGGCATCAACACGTTCCTGGATTTCCGAAACGGCCGAAGAGATCTCTTCCGCCAACTTCTCGTCGTAGGCTTCGTTGAGGGCTGCGATCTCGGCGACCAGGCGGGCCGACACGGCGGCTTCCAGCACGATGGTTGCCCTGTCGATGAGTTCCTCGGAGAGGTTCTCACCCTTGAAGATGGTCTCGACGTCTTCCTTGGTGACTCCGGAGACGGCGGTGGGGGAGGTGACGATGAGACCGGTTTCTCCGGCGTTCTGGTCGGCGGCACGTCCGGCATGACCCTGACCAGGCTGGATGGCGTCCGTCAGACCCTTGTAGATGTCACCGATGGTTCCGGTGGGGAAGCCGCTCATGAGGCTCATCATGGCCTTCAGGGCTTCGGCCTGGGAGGCGAACTGGGGGATGGCGGTCTCGCCGTCCGTCTTGTCCGCGGGGCGCTGCGTGGAACCTGTTTCGACCGGATCAGCGGTCGTATTGGTACCATCACTTGCGGCGAACTCGCGGAGATTCTTCTTAGTCATAGTTTCCTCCTCGGAATCTGGTCTATTTATCGTTCAGGTTTTTCTACGAGACTGACCTAAGCCACTTCTCGAATGCGGCGACCTTTGACTCTTGGATCTGCTGGATCGTCATCCCTTGGAACTGCTTGCGTTGGTTGTCGGCGGCTTCCGCCATCCTCCAACCATGCTGTTCCGAGTAGACCCACTCGGCGTTCTCCATCACTCCTCTGACCCAGGCATCGGGGGCCGACGGATCAGCCACGGCGTCTACCGCAGAGAGGGTGAAGTCGTTCTGGACTTCCATCACGCCGTCGGTCCCTTCCTTCAGGGTTCCCATGGCGCGAGAGGAGACACCGACGTTGCCGCCATCTAGGATGAGACCTTCCAGGACCTGACCCATCGGGGTCGAGGTGATGAGGGCCTTGCCGATGTAGTTCGACTTATCCTGCTTCATCTCCTTGATCAGGAGACAGACCCTGTCGAGATTGATGGTCGGACCGTCAGGATGGCCCAGTTCGCCCCAGGCGCGGTTGCGTCCGACGTAGTTCTCGTTGTACGCCCGGGTGCCACCTTCCAGGATATGGAAGGGATACCTGCGGCCGTTTCGATTCTTGATGTCTCCCTGCAGGAAGATGCCTTCCACGTAGTGGCGCTTCTTTCCTTCCGCAGTTTCTTCCGTCAGGATCCTGACGTCCTCTACGATCTCTCGGAGCAGCTTCATGTCAGTATTCTTCCCTAGCCTTGGCTATTTTCCGGTACAGCTCGTACGACGCCTCAGAAACGTCGGGATCTTTCTTCTCGTTCGTCTTGGCGTGCTTCTCGAGGTGCGCCAGAGCCTTGTTGATGTGGTGCTCGAACTCAGCGAGGTGGTTAGTCCCGGCTGGCTTCCTGGCTTCCTCGATCTTGTCGAAGAGTTCCTTGATCTCGTCGAACTTCATCATTTTTTATCCAACCAAATACTGGTATTTTTGACGGAATGAGGTCCTGTCCAGGCATGACTGCCGGCCGTATCAGTCTTGTGTCCGTTTCTGATGTTCCAGTCCAATCTCGAATAATGCTTCCTGGCAATCTTTTCATCACCCTTATGGAGGGCGTCAGCCACGTCTCCGAGTACAGCATCGGCTTCGTTGTGTCGATTCCATTCCGAAGTTCCGGCGCCGCCGTATGCAGAGATGTCCTTTGCGATGCTGGAATGCCGGCTTCTCATAGAAGAGATGTTGTTTATGTGGGTGATGTACGGCGCCCTCGCTTCGATTTCGGACTTTCCTTCAAATATCGGGGCAGAACCGAACACGAATGCCTTACGGATCTCGTCGAACTTCATCACGTCACGATACTCCCGTTGGCGTAGGTGGCCTTGTTACACTCAACTGCGATGAACGAGTTGCCGGAGGTAGTCAGCACCACGTTGGCTGTGTTGAACTGGTTCAGGGTGAAGCCGTTTCCGGAGAAGTCGTGGGTACCGAAGGTGAGGGCATCGGACTGCCAGACGGTGTTTGCACCGCGCTTGACCGTCCACTGCCCGGACCAGATGATCTTGGTGATGTTCAGGCCGTCCACGGACTCGCCGGAGTTGGCCACCACGACGTCCGACAGCTGGATGCTATCGTTGGCGATGGCGGTGAAGACGACGTGGCGGTTGATACCGTTCTTGAGGATCGTTGGCATGTCCTATTTATCCTTCGATTTCGGAAGAGAGGATGTCCTCGATCTTCTTCCGATCTTCTTCACTGGTGTCCTTGTTCGCCAGGCGGCTCTTCAGCCCTATCTTGGCTATGGTCCTCGGACCCTTCGAGGCCTTCTTGAACTGTTCGATCTCGTCGTCAAGGGTAGGCACGACGGCCCTGACGGGTCTAACGCCTCGGAGGGCTCCGTTCCTCGGGCCCCACGCTTCGGTCACGCCCTTCTGGGCAGCTACGGCTGCGATGCGTCCCATGAGAGCCCTACGGCGAGCTGCGGCTCTGTCGGGATCCGTGGCAGGAGGAGGCGTGACCTTCCTGTCCTTGAGCTTCGCGGCGAAGTGCTCGATCCCACCACCTATGATCCCTCCGGCGATGGCCCCAAGTCCAGCTCCGACCGGTCCCGCGACCGCCCCGAAGTTGGCTCCTGTCGAAGCTCCTAGCGCAGCGCCGGTCTTCCAGCTCTCCTCGACGTAGTCGGCCGAGTGGGAGTACCCGTCATGAGGCCAGAGGGCTTGGGCCTTCTTGACGCCCTGGTTCAAGGCCTTCTTCCTGTCTCCGGCCTTGACGTAGACCGTCTTCTCGACGTGGCTGTTCTCGTCGCCGTTCTTCCAGGCTGAGATCTTGATCTTGTGGACCCTATTGTCGGGACGCTCCATGGATTCCTTCACGGCCCCGCCGTTGGGTTTCTGCTGCGAGGTCTGAGTATCTCCCTGGTCTCCCTCAGGATCTCCCTGGCCTTCCTCGTTCTCATCCTCTCGGTTCTTCTGACCGTCCTTGATCTGCTGGGCAAGTGCTCTGGACAGGTTCTCGATGATGCGCTGTGCCTGTCCTGCCTGGTCTTCAGCCCAGCTCGGCAGGTCGTTGGCCTGGTTCAGGGCGTCAAACATCTCTGCGGCACCGATGGCGATGGTCTCGAGCGCAGCGAGGAAGCCGTTCTCACTCTTCTCTCCGTCCGTGGAAGACGGCGAATTCGACGGAGCGTTGGATTCGTCAGGACCGCCTGGGTTCTCGCCTCCGGCCGGGTTCGGACCCATGGGATCGTTGCCTTCACCGAACATGCGCCTCAGGGCCATGAGCATCCTGATCTCGTCCGGAGATTTGCCCTTGTTGGCGTGCTTCAGTGCTTCCTCGGAGTTGGAGTTCCTGCGGTGGTGCTTCGAGAGGCTCTCGTGCTCGGCTGCCTTGGCGGCATGGTGAGTCAGCATCTCCTGGTCGGTCTTCCCGGGCTTTCGGGCTTCGTCGAGGAACTCAGCGGCTTCGCTCATCATGTCGGGCTTGAAGCCACCGTCACGAAGCCACTGGGCTGCGACGTGGGGTTCCACCGCGCCGAACTTCTTCTCGGCGACCCTGGCCTTGTCCTTCTCCCTCGAGACGGAGTAGATGCACCTGCCGTCCTTATCCTTCTCCTTACGCATGAAGTGACGGCCCTTTGTCGGGTGCGTCCAGATACCGACGATGCTCTCGTCGATACCTTCTACGGACTCGCCCATGGCAAAGGTGCTGGCTCCTGCGTAGTCGGAAAACGCCCTGACCTTTCCGTGCTTCGACTTGGCCCTGTAGAGGTTCGTGCTTGAGTTCTTCCTGACCTCCCCAGGGGACATCGGCTGGACCGTCGGCTTGCTCTTGATTCCAGGAGCCCTGATCATTTCGAGTGCTCGATCTCTACGTCGTGGAGCTGCGAGGACGTGCGACGCTTCTTGAACGTCACCCTGTGGCGGGTGTGGTTGTCGCCGTCCTTGAAGTACTCCTGATCCCTGGCGTCGACCCTGGCGTCGTGGGGATGGTCGCTGAGGCCTGGTGTATATCCGAGCTCCAGCATCTTCCGGTGGAGCTCTCCGGAATCACCTGAGGCAAGACCGACGTGGTTGCCGTCGTAGTCGTGGTGCCACTGCGTACCGAGGTGAGCTGCGAGACCGGCCCGTTCCTTGACGGAACTGGGGTGGAACGCCGTGAGGTGGGACGCTTCCCTTAGGGAGTTCGACACGGATTCGTTGAACTCCTTCATGCCACGGATCATGTGGTCCAGGTGTTCTGGAGATTTTGCACTCCTGTTATCTGGGTTTCCGAGACCCCTGTTGATAGACACGTGAGCGACTGGTCCTCCGTTCTCACGTTCGTTGACGTGCACGGAGATCCGATGCGATATGTCCGGGTGCTTGAAGTACTGTGACGACGTGTGATTTATCGTCTTGATTTCTCCAGTCTCTGGATTCCTCCAATCGGTTCGGTTGTGTTTCATCTTTTCGTCGGACACGAACCCATGCTTCTGGAGAACGTCGGTCCATGGCTTTGCGGCGGCGACGTGTTCCTTAGGAGACACCATCTCCCCATGACGAACCTCAGTGCCCCTATTCTTACCGTATTTCTCACGAGACCAGCTTCCCATCGACATCTCGTCGATTGGTTCAATGCCTTCCTTCAGCTTCTTCCTGGCGCCGTAGAACGCACCGAGAGCCATGCGGGCACGTTCCGCCCTGGTCTTACCCTCGAAACGGGGATCTTTGGAGTGGACGAAGTCGTCGATGTAGGCCTTCGCACCCATCTTCGGGTTGAGCTTCTCGGTTAGAGACATCACCTCTTCAGTCACGCCATTGATACTTACGTTCAGGTACTTGGCGATCTGACCGTGGTGCTTAGGACTGATTTCGGCGATGTTGTCCCTGGAGGCCGTGTCAAGACTGTGCCACTTCTTCTTAGCGGCTTCGTGATTTCCTGCAGCGGCCAGATCACCGATGTCCCTGTAGTCCTTGGCGTCGGAGTGGTAGAGGCTCTTCAGGTCTCGATGTCTGCTCTTTTCAGCCTTTCTGTCCAGGTGTGCCGATACGGTATAGAAGTGGTTATGGATTTCAGGTTCTTTTCCCTCGTACACGTACTCGTCCTCGCCCGGGAGCAGGTCCTTGGCGGAGTTGGTCGTGTCCTTGGCGACGTTCGTGGCCTTGAAGACGTCGTCCCCGTTGCCTTCCGGATCGTCAGTCCTGGAGACGGGGTGCTTTCCGAGAAAGCGATCGCTCCTCTCGTTGCCGCCGGTGAAAGCCTTCTTGAGGTCGGCCCTCATGTCGAGGACCTTCTTCAGGACCCTGTCCTGTTTCGTGATGACGTCGACCGATTCGTCGACGTACCCGAGGTTACCGGAGGGATTCAATTTCTTGTTGTCTACCATGTGCACATGGAAGTCATAGCCTGGCTTCCCCTTCGCTACGGTCTTACCGCTCTTGTTCTTGTGGTCCCACCAGTCCCCTCCGAGACGGATCGTGCCGTGTTTCGGGTGGGTCCATACGGTGTGGTGATCTTTTCCTTGGCCGCCGTCATGGGAGTAGTCCCAGTCGTTTGCCTGCATGGTCTCGATCCCAACCTGGTGGGCGACGTGTCTGTCACCCTCATATCCGATGTGGGCAGCCAGCTTCTTCATGGGCTTCGTGTTACCGAGAGCATGACCTGCAGCCAGGGCTGCTCCACCTGCGATGGCCAAGCCTACGAACTCGTTGATGGTCTTTTCCTTGGCCATGGTGTTCTTACTCCCCAGCGTCTTCTTCGGGTGCGGCGAAGACCGTGGGGCGGATGGTTTCCATCTCGTCCATGATCCTGGCCCTGAGGTCGGAGAAAACCACGTCCTTGATTCGTTGGGCGTTGTCCTGGACAGCCGCATCGATGATGGCTGTGACGTTCTCCTCACGCTCCTCAGCGAACTTGCTGGCGATCGAAGCGGCATGGCCGAGTCCCTTCACGACCTTGCCCTTGAACTCCGGGTTGTTCTCGGCCTTCTTCGCGAGATGGCCGAGCGCTGCGCCGGCGATGGCACCGGAGATACGGTGCCCCTTGCCTGCGAGTGCTGCTCCTGCGATGGCGCCAGAGATGGCACCCTCCTCAACGGTTTCGACTTCTTCTCCGAACTTCATGCGACGCCTCACTGAATCTTTGTTGTATCGATTCTCGACGTCAGCCGCGTCTTTCGCAGTGAGGTCGAATTTATCAGGATTTGGTGCTTTGCCACCGTTCTTGTGGATAGCCTTGTAGTAACCAGACTTACCTTCGGCTTCTGCGGTCTTCGCATCGGCGCTGTCGGCTCCTGCCAGCGCCCCCACGTAGGCACCACCCATACCACCGAGAGCGATACCGAGTGGTCCTCCGAGAGATCCGACAGCCGCACCCGCCGCGCCTCCGCCGACCATCCCTCCGGCAAACCTTCCGACCTGTCTGACGATACCGTATCGATAACGGTCTGCCTCGCTGAGGTTCTTGTCCGTCGTGATGGCACCTTCGTTCAATTTGGATTCTATCGTCTTCAGGTCTCGCGTCGACACCGTGTCGTTTCCTCCTCTGTGGAAATATCCGTCTTTATACTCACCGTTTTCATCGGTATAGTGGTCCCAGCCGTGACCCTTCTTGTGTAGGGAGATGCCGTGTTTTCCTTTCAAGAACTCGACGGAGTCGCCGGCGTCGTCACCTTCCTCCCACCCTCTTCCGAGGAGGTAGGAGCGCCTGGCGTGGTAACCATTGCCCTCGTTGAGGGCTCCGTTCGACCTTGCCATCCATGTCTCCGAACTGTTCTCCGCTATTTATCGGAACGGAAAACTCAGTCGTCGTTCTTGGACTTGGCCTTCGTCTTCTTGCCTTCCTTGGTGGGAGGCTGGCGCTTCTTGGTCTCAGGCTTCTTCGGAGCTGGCTTCTTGGATCCGCCGCCTGGGGGACCCTTCTGCTGGGGAGGCGGGGCGTTCTGTACTTGTTCGGTCTCGGCCTGCTGCTGTTCGATTCCTGCCTGGAGCTGAGGATCCTTCTGCATCATCATCTCCTGCATGATCGGGCCCTCCTCGGCGATCTGGGCCTGCATCTGCTCGATGTCCTCATCCGTCATCTTCAGGACGTTCTTCATGACCCACTCCATGGAGAAGTACATGCCGATGTACGGCTCGATCCCCTGCATGGTGGCCAGACGTTCCCTCAGGATCTCCTCGTCCTTGAGCTCCGCGAAGAAGTTGTCGCGACGGAAGTCGAAGTGGATGTGTCCCTTGATCAGGTCCCAGTCCTCGCTCGTCAGGACGCCGGTCAGGATGAGGTGGCGCTCCAGGGCCTGGAGGAAGATGCCGGAGAACCTGGTGCGGAGACGGAGGATGAACTTCTGGAACTTCAGCTCGTCCCTGGTGATCTCGGAGGACCTCCCCAGGCTGATGCCGGTCTCAGGCAGGATGTGCGACACTGGTACGTTGAGGGATCGGTAGAGGTTTTCCTGGAAGTACCTGACGTCCTCCAGGCTACCTTGGTTCTGGAGACCCTGGAGGTTGGACACGGTGGTTCCCTTCCCGTCGTCTCGGATAGGAAACCAGTAGTCCTCGACGAGGGTCATGAATTTACGATCGTCCTTGATGTCTCCGGTCGTGGCGTCGTAGATGAGGCGGTTCTTGTGCTTGACCGCCATCTCATTGAGGTACTGCTCGGCCTTCGCCTTCGGCATCTGGCCGACCGGGACGTTGAAGACCCTGCGGTCTGGAGCACGTGACAGGCGGTTGATGACCGTTGCGTCCTCCAGCATCCTGAGCTGGTTCAGAGGTTTGATGGCCTTGTGCATATATCCGAGGACCAGCTTGTTGTCCTTATCCGTGAGGCCTGAGGTGACTCGGATGATGGTATCGTTGGCGATCTTCACGCCCTGGTTGTCGATACCGGAGACGGTACCTCCCTTGAAGCCCTTCTCGTTGTAGATGTAGTACTCCTCGTCCGTCACGGTGACGTAGATGTCGTCCTGCTTCACCCTCTTGACGGAACGAACCTTGCGGAGTTTCCTAGGATCGATGTACCGGAACTCCTTGATTCCCTCCCGAGGCCGCTGGTTGTCGATGATGGCGTGGTAGTTAATGCGGCCGTCGATATAGAACCTACGAGCTATCTCATACCCGATGTTGTTGAAGTCGAGCATGTCCAGGATCTCTTCGAACCTGGCTTCGATGACCTTCTTGATGGGGTCCTCTAGGGCGACGTCGTCGAGGTTGATCTTGACGATCGCCTCGTTGTCTTCCTTGACGATGAATTCCGATAGGATGTCCTCAATGGCCATCTCGCACTCCGGCTGGAGTGCCATCTCACGGTACTTCGTGATGATCTCGGCCTCGGTCTTCGCCGAGTTGTCGATGTCGAGAAGGGTTCCGTACGTACCACCAGGAGACGTGACGAGAGCACCGTCGTCGACTTCCTTCGTCGTGAAGGACGGCAGCATATCCCTCGGCTGAGGGGTGCGGTCGATCCTATAGCCGAAGAGGCGTTGAACGAACTCTGTCAGGTAACTGCGTTGCTCAGCCATGACGGATCCCTTGAGGTCCCTCTACTTATCGGACCTCCGTGGGATCAGACCCCTGGAGACCCGGTGCTGCCGCCGGACACCGACCAGTTGGTGAATGCAAACGACATATTGAACTCCTGGATGGTATCCACGGCGTTCCAGTCGAGTCGGATGGAGCTGATCTGATTTGGCCAGGCATCCTGCATCGTGTACTCACGGATGCTCTTGCCCTGACGATCGTACTGTACGATCCTGGCGTCGACCTTATAGAGGGCAGGGGCGTCTGAGGCGAAACCGCGGACGTTGCTCTCCATGCCGAGGATCTTGTTGTGCCAGCTCTCCATGGCGTTACGGATCAGGAAGTCCTCGTCGTTGATGACGGTGACAGTCCAGTTCTGGAACGGCGGTCGGTCACCGGCCTCAGGGATCTTACGACCCATGAAAGGCACCTGGATGACGCCGATCGTCGACTCAGGGATGGCCGCTGCCCTGCAGAGCAGGGGTACCTTCTGGTCGCCTGCCCCGTTCACGGGGTTGGCGAAGAAGACCTGGAACAGAGAGCTCCTGGCACCGCCGAAGGTCAGTCCGCTCTTCAAGTCAGAGATGTTCAGAGTCATTTATTTTCCCTTACTTTGCGGTTCAGATCTGACCGACGATCTCTTCGAACGTGACCCCGTCACGCACGGCAACGAAGTTCAGCTGGATGAAGCGGATCGCACGAGCCGGCTTGATGTAGATGTCACCGACGAAGCGGTTGGAATCCACGACTTCCGGGGTGTTGTTGGAGTCATCGCAGACGACCTTGAAGTCCGTGATGCCCCTGCGTCCCTTGATGTCCCTGAGGTAGGGGTTCACCATGTTGACGAACGTGGCCTGCGTCACCGAGTCGTTGAACTCGAAGAGGAAGGACTTCGCAGCGATCGAGATGGCTTTCTCGAGGACGATGAAGAGGCGTCGGACGTTGATGGCGTCGAAGGCAGACGGCTGGTCGAGGTGGGTCTTGTCACCCCAAAGGACCACGCCCTGGCCCTTCTGGACCATGACCGGGTTGACTCCGTTGTTGAACAGGAGATCCCTGTCGGCCTGGGCTTTCGGGTTGTAGGCCAGCTTCGTGATGTTCTTGTACTGGCCACGGTTGATTCCGGCCGGGCTCCACCACGGATCCCTGAGGATGTCGGTCTGGACGCACAGGCCAGCGGTTCCACCGTTCAGAGGGATATAGCGGGACAGGTCGTTGTATCGATCGTAGATGTACCCATATCCGGAGTCCACGAACGAGTAGGAAGAACCTGTCAGAACTCCCGAGAAGGCGACGATGTCCGCGGCTTCGTTCCCGACGTTGTTCACGACGGTCGAACGAGGTGGTGAGATGAAGGCGACGCAGTCCCTACGGGTCGAGCTGATGTTGTCGACGACGTAGTTGGCGAGCTGCTCACCGAGGTCGCCGTCACCTTCACGGGATTTTCCAGTGATGAGTAGGGACACGTCGACGGAATCAGGATCCTTGAACACGTCCCAGGCGTTGGCGAGAGACGCGAAGTCCATCGCGCTCTCGTCGTGGCCATCCTGTCCGGAGTTGAAGGAAACGGAAGCCGGGAGGGTATTGACGGAGGCGATGTTCAGGGCAGTGTTGGAGGGAACTCCCGTTCGATCGTTGGCCCACCAGATGTACTGGCTGTCCTGGTTGACGACGTCGGCGTAGTAGTTACCGGAACCGTCGGCGTTCTTGGCGTCGGTGGCACGGCTCAGTCCCTGGTAGACCCTGAGGATCGTCCCCGGGGTTCCGGAGAAGAGGCCGTCCTCGTCGGTCACGACCAGGTGGAGCTGGTCTACGGCCGATGTGTTTCCGTTCTGCTGGACGTAGGGGCTCGTCGTCGGTGCCTGGGTGACCTGGTTGAAGAACTCCCACTTGCGCTGGACGGAGGTGGCTCCGGTCCAGTCGGTGTGGAGGGTGTACTTGTTGGCGAGACCCAGGGTAATGGTGTTACCGGAAGGCTCTGCACCGAGGTCCGAGATCTTGACCAACTGGGTACCGATCGTCGAGTTACCGACCACCAGGAAGTCCCCCTCCGTCAGGAGTGCCCATGCGGCGTCGGCGACGTCGGTGTTGGCGAACTTCAGCTGACCGGTGTTGGAACCGACGGTGAACGAAACGTTGGAGACGGCGATGTTGGATGAGAAGGCCTGGACCGAGTCACAGATCGAGACTCGGAGGGAGTTACCGATGGCTCCCGGCCACTTGGCGATGTACGCGATGTCCGGATCGGCGTCTAGGAAGTCGGCTGACTTGAGTTCGTAGTCGTCCCTGTTCTCAACGACGAAGCTGGAGAGGTTAGCCACGGCGGAGGCGATGTTGGCCACGGCGGTCAGGACTCCGTTGGCGGAGTCGGTCGTGTTGGCGGCCCTCGAGACGAGCAGGGAGTTGCCGTAGGCAAGGAATTGGGCTGCCGAGAACCAGGTCTCGGGGTTGTAGTTGGTGGGCGCACCGAAGCGCTTCACGAGCGTGGTCTCGGAGTCGACTGACGTCGGCACCCCGATCGGGCCCCACCTGAAGGGTCCGGCGATGGCTCCGACAGTCGTCGAGACCGCCGGGACCACCGTGGTCAAGTCTACTTCTGAGAAGCCGACGCCTGGGGACACCTGGAACTGGCTCATGATGGGATTTCCCTCTTCGCGATTGTTCTCGTCTTATTTATCGAAGAAGGGTTTTCAGTCCGACGGGGGTCTCTTGTAGACGTTCGAAGGAACCCCGTAGACGAAACCGTCGTACTTGGCGTCAGGTTTTGGGTCTTTCTTGTTCAGGTCGTCTACCCACATCCACCAGTCCTCGTTCGGATCTGCCTGATGGGTCTCCTCAACAGGTCCCATGTCGATGTAACCAAATGGAAGCACGTTCTCGCTGATCATGTGCCTGGCCTGGTCTACGACGGAGGCCCTGGCGTTGGTGTCGGTCAGCTCTCGGAAGGACGGCTGGTTCACCATCCATGCGAACATCACACAGCACATGACCAGGTCGTCGTGCTCACCTTCTTCTGCTGAGAACGTGCCGTTCGTCTTCTCGACGAAACGAAAGAGCTCCTGGATAACGTCGTAGTCGTTGATGATGAGCCGATCGCTCTCGATGAGGGTCTTGAGGTTGGCGCAACCGATCCTCTTCGTGGAAGTCGTTGTCCTGACGCCCAGGACCGGCCTGGCTTCGCCGAGGCCGAGGCTCATCCTTATCCCTGTACGACCGTTGGACTTCGTCCACACCATCCCCTCGTACTCCATGTCGGAGTGGAGGATGTCGGCGACTTGTGCACCGACGTCGTTGGTCTCGACCAGGACGTAGGCGTCGTTGTAGGCCTTGGCCGCGTTGTAGATGAACTGGGGATAGATCAGGGCAGGCACGGTGTTGTTTCGGTACTTGGCCACAACTTTGTACGGTACCTGGGTGATGTCGAAGACGATGAAGGCGGAGTGGTCTAGAGCGACGCCTCTGCTGGTGTCCACGGTGATCATGTAGACATGACCGGGGAGAGGCGCCTCGAAGATGTCCGTGTTCTCGGACGCCGAGAGGGGGTCTTCATGCGGGAGGTTCGATAGTTTGCTGGGGTCGATGAGGGTGTTCTCAGAACCCAGGAATTCAGCCTCGAACTCCTCGCGGAACTGCCTCTTCGAGGTGTTCCTGATCGTCTCTTCTTTCCAGGCCTCGTCGCGTCCTGGGATCGCTGACCAGTGCACGGAGATGGGGATGTACGTGTTCTTCTTGTTCTCGGCGTCGTGCCAGATCTTGTAGAACTTGTTCATTCCCTTGGGGGTCGAGGTGATGATCACCTTGGTCGTGACACCGGAGGAGATGGTCGGGTACACGGAGGAGAAGAACTCATCCTGGATGTGGGGCGGGACGTGGGCGAACTCGTCGAGATAGATGAGGTTCTGCGTCGTACCACGGATGGCGGACGAGGAGGTCGAGGAGGCCAGGACCTTGGAACCGTTGGACAGCTCGATGCTGGACTTATTCCACTCGATGACGCCGAGTTGCAGCCACTTGGGCAGGTGCTCGTACATCAGTTTGATGCGACCCAGGATCTCCTTGGACTGCTTCTCCTTGTGGGCCAGGATGGCCACGGAGTAGTTGGCGTTGAACAGGATATGCCAGAGGATGATGGCTGCAGTCGTCGTGGTCTTGCCCACCTGACGAGGTGTCTTGACGATCACGAAGCGGTTGTTGAACGTCTTCTGGACGATGTCTTCCTGGAACGGCCAGAGGTCGAACGAGACGATACCCTTGTCGACGTGTATGATCTTCACATGTTTCTTGATGAAATGCATCGGCTCGCGCTGACACAGGACATACTCGTCAATAAGCTCTTTGGTCCATTGGATCTGGACGCCGGGCTTCTTAAGTTTTACGTTGCCCATATAGGCACCGAACTGGTTGAACAAGTTGCTCATAGCTTCTTGATCTGTCCCAGGTGTTTCTGCAGGTCCTCGGTAGATCCTACGAAGATGTTATGCTGGGTATAGGAACTCCCCTCGGACTTCTCTTCGGTCTTCTCACCGGAGATCTTCCTGGACGTGGCCTTTCTGACATGGAGTTCAACGAGACGTTCGGCGGTCTCACCGATGCTGGACATGAACTCAGCTAAGGCTCCGTACATCGCTGGGTTCTGGGCGGCGTCGGCAAGCTTGGACATATCCTTTAGGGCTTCGACGCCTATCTCCAGGGCTTCCCTGATGGCATGGCGAGAAGCGTCGAGGTCGTCCTCGAGCTTGTCCTTCCTTGTTTCTATCACGGCAGGCAGTCCTGAACCCACCAGGGTGACTTCACCCTCTTTCGGTGAGGGCATCGGGGACAGGCCTAGGGCCTTGCCCAGGGGATCGTCAGACACTCATGGCCTTTCTGGTCTCGAGACCTATTTATCCCGAAACTTTCTTGAGGAAGGCTATTTACTTGTTATCGGAAGAGGGATAGGGTATCCTCACTGAGTGACCAACCGAACAGGGGAAACCTACCATGACGAAGTCAATGAAGATCGACCGAGCAAACATGGAGAATCTGCGGATCGAGATCGAAGCAGCCCTCAAGACGCTCGGCGACAAACACGGCCTCATCTTCAAACTGGGTACCGGCCGATACGAAGTCTCAGGCACGGGCGGACGTTTCACCGAACTCACCATCAACCAGAGAAGTGGCGATTCCGACCTGGACGTCTTTGCCACGTATGCGAAGGACTTCAAGAGGAATGCTTTCTTCTGGGATATGAAGGATTCTGACCTCGGCCGCAAGTTCAAGGACCCGCTGCGTGGCGACGTCTTCAAGATTGTCGGAGCGAGACCGCGCAAGTCTAAGCCCATCGTCGTTATTCCGGTGGAAGGTCCCCTGTCGAAGAACTTTGACGTCACGAAGGGTCGTCACTACACGATGTCCGCAGAAACCGTGAAGAACGGCCTCGAGAAGCACTTGGTCGCCTGATGCGTGTCACAGCAGCATCCATCAAGGCTTCTACTCGGAACCGTCGGAAAAAGCACTACACCTACCACAGGGAATCGGTGGGTGTGACTCCTCGCGATGGGACCAAGATCCGAGCTGTCTTCGACCTCTTCGATCAGAACAGGGGAGCCATAATGACCCTGAACGCATCTCTGACGAAAGATATGGCGTTGAAGCCCGGGATCTCCCATTCGATCGACCACCTCAACATCATGTACGACATGGACATCAGGCGCCTCGGACGCGCCTCGTACTGCCTCGCCGGACGATGGGTTGATGGCAAGTACGAGGACTACTTCGTCGAGGTCTGGGGTGAATCCTGGGCTGACTACGTGAAGACCTGGGACAGGCTCTTGTTCCAGATGGACCGTCGGACTCCGGCCCGACAGAACGGATTAGTAGATGTCTGACAAGATCCTCATAGGCGCCTTCACCAACTACTCCGATGATGAGTGCGGATGCTCCGACATGCTGATCGGTGTCTTCGACGACATACAATTGGCACAGGCTGCCGCCAACCGATCCGCGGTCGCTGTGAACTCCGTCTCATGGCTGGAGGACCGGTGCTTCAACTGGGACGGCCTCGAGATGGTTGTCTGGAGAGAGAACCACGGCGAGGTGGTTCGTGATTGGGATGACCATCGAGAATACTATCTCAGGGAACTTACCGTCAACCAAGACATGTAGTGTGTCAGTTCCTGAGGAATCGCTGTAGGGTAGTCCTCTTTTTGGAAGGGAAAAGAACGTGAAGCTATACCATGGAACGTCCACGGCAGCCCTGGACGACATCATCACCAGGGGCATCCTGCCTCGAAACAAGAGACCTGGCTCCAGGAGCCTATGGCCCCACGCGCCGTCGGCCAGGGAAGCCGTCTACCTGACAGATGCCTACGCACCTTACTTCGCCGTGAACGCCTGCGGTAAGAAACACTCGCCTGTGATCGTCGAGGTTGACACCGAACGTTTCGATCGCATCTACTTTGCTCCTGACGAAGACGTCCTCGAGCAGGCAGGCAGGGGTCGAGACAACGTGAAGGGAGACATGGCTCGCCGAACCGAGTGGTACCGTCGGAACCTATTTCAATATGCCGACGGCGGGAGCAACGACAAGCCCTGGCGCACGAGCCTGAAAGCCATGGGTACCTGCGCCTACCTGAGCGGCATACCGGCATTTGCGATCACCAGGGTCCTGGTGTTCGACAGGGGCAATGTAGGCCGTCTCGGTATGCACTGGGACGCGAGCATCACCCTCATCAATTACCGCCTTCTGGGAGCGATCTACCGTAAACAGACGGGCCGTCTTTTCGGTGACCATTTCGATGATGAAGAAATATCGACTCCAGGATTTGACCAGTGGAAGATCGACGTTCCTCCACACCGTCGCATCACGATGGAGAAGGGTGAAGTCCTCAGGGACGAACACGTGGAGGGATCTCCAGACGAACGGGTCTTTCCGACTTTCGACGAGGCCTTGGCATGAGCCGCAGGACCCTCAGAAAACCGAAGTGGGGTAACTCCGACGTCAAGAAGGCCGTCGAGGAGGTACTATCCAGACCAGGATGGTCGTTCTCCATGAAGTCACGACATGCGTGTCTCACGCACGAGGCGTCCAAGAAGTTCCTCATCGTCAGGATAGGTTCCAACCAGAACCGAGCTGAGACGCCGCACCAGATAAGACAGAACGCCAACCGAATCGAACGAGAAGCAATGGCATCAGGAAAGGTATTTCAGACATGAGCGACAAGGAGTTCACCGACACGTTCGTCGGTACCTCGAACGTGTGCCTGACCGTCAACGTGTATCCGGAATCCGACAACGTCGAAGTACTGGTCGACGGGAACGTCATCACGGTCCCGAAGACGTGGTTCATTCGAGCAGCCCAGAAGGTCAACGACACCCTGCCTGAGAGGTGGGCTCTCCCGTTCGGCAAGTCCTTCGAGGATGCTCTGGTGAAGATCTCGGAGACTCCCATGATCGTTGAGATGATCGACGTAGTCTCCACGGAGACGCAGTCGGACCTGAAGGACTACGACCCGTTCATCCAGATGGCTCGTAAGCTGGTCGCTGCGGAACGTGAGGTTGACGATCGGATAAAGGCTCAACAGGACAGCCCGGACTTCCCGATCGAGAACTATCGACGGAAGCGAGCGGCGGCTCTGGGGCGCATCGAGAGGATGCGGAAGATCGGTGTCGACAGGATCCCGCAGGTCATCTTCCGCAACGAGCGGATCATCATGGCGATGGCCCGTACCAGGTACTACTATCCGGACGACGACGCTCGGTTGCAGCGTCAGCTGGATCTGTTCAACTCAGAATTCCAAGAACCAGATGAAAAGAAAGAGACGGTACAATGAGCCTCAAGGATTACGCCGGCAGGAAGATCTCGGAACCGTTGGTATTCGATGTGGATCTCCCGGACTACGGGGAACTCATGACGCGCCAGGACTGGCTGGAGACGGTCGAGGGCGGCGGGTTCATCGACTACGACGGTAACGGCGCCCCTTCCGACGGGAAGAAGATGAGCAGGGCCGTTATCTACCCGTCCATCGCGGACCAGCTCCCACAGGAGGCCACGCACGTGATGTGGTTCAACCGGTGAAGGCGTTCGTATACTCGAGGAGGGTGATGTCCCATGATACCGTCGGTAAGGAACCTCACCACTTTAGAACCCAGACGGTTGATTTCGGTGCCATCCCGTCACACCTCTCGAACTACGATCTCCTCGTGGACAAGATTCGGCAACCCCTGGCTTCATTGAGGGATGGGAACTCCAGTTCTTTATGACTGAGCACATCGCCGTGATGATACCTGAAGATTCCGTTGTGGGAAAAGGGACGTCAAACGAGTAACTGTGTACTCATTTCTCGGAAGAGGATATACTGATTCCAGAAACTGAAGGAAACCACCATGAACCCGATCGAGACCGCAGTCGCTCCCCTGAAGGACAAGGCCGTGACGGCATCTTCCGAGTACGCCAAGGAGATCGTTCGGAAAGTCTACCGGGACCTCGAGGCCGCCGACTGGGACGCCAAGAAGGTTGCTCCCTACCCAGATTCCTTCCGCATGGGCAAGAAGCAGTACCACGAGGTCTTGGCTCGGTACAAATTGGTCCGTAGCCTAACGAAGTCGGTCAATGGTTCTCGGTCTATGAGGGATCCGGAGATCGTCGAGATGAGCCAGCCGAAGATCGACCACTTCGTGGAGTCTGCCGAAAAGATGGCGGCAGCCCAGTACGAAGCCTACGTCGGAAAGCTGAACCACAAGATCGGCGAGGTCAAGGAGGCCAAGCTGGTCGGAAGCGCAGTCTGGCAGCACTCGATCCTGGAAGTCAAGAAGGCGGACGGAACTTCCGAGAACTGGAAGACCCAGATGATCCTGAACGTCTCAAAACTCGGTACGGTATTCAACCAGTGGCCAACACGGAAGGTGAAGTAATGACGATCGACAAATTCATGGCTTTCAAACTAACGAGGTCCTCGGTCCTCACGTTAGTTGAGACCCTCTACGTGGCATTCGTCTTCATGAAGCTCTGGAACTGGTTCCTGGTTCCACTCGGAATCGTTCCGATCGGGTTCTTCCACTCCGTCGGCCTCCTGTTCCTCCTCGGCATATCTGGGTTCTTCACCTTCATGATGCCGAAGGAAGTTGAGACGGCGTGGTTATCGAGCGTCATCCAGATCGTATTCACGACGGTCGCTCTGATCGGCGGATGGCTGTCACATCTGGTGATGTCATGAACGGACAGATCGAGATCGGTGACCGAGTCATCGACGGCGTCACTGGAATATCCACGGTCGTGGTCGACACGGACGAGGTGGACGGGGAGACCTACTATCTCCTAGACGACCTCCCCACCAGCGACGACTACCCAACTGCGTGGCGCTGGGACGACGAGATCGTCCTGACCGGCAAGCGGACGGTGCACTGATGGGAACCGGAACCGAAGGATACTGGTACCTCCACACGAACGGCGAGCGTTTCTTCAAACCGGCAGTCGTCGTGGATAGCATCGGGGCGTTTGACTACTTCAATTCTCCCTTCGTCAAGAAGTTCTGGCGAGGGACTCGGGACGACAACAGGAGTCCTGAAGAGAAACTATCAACTGTTGGAAAGTCGGGACGTGATGAGTGATTTCTATACGTGGAGCAGTGCTCACCCCTTTCTGGCAGCCTTCGTGGTGCTATGCCCATTCGCGACTATAGCAACCTCGTTCAGGCTGTTCCTCAGGAGCAGGAACATCTTGAACAGGGGATGGCCGCCGCCACACCTCGACGCCGACGGAGACTTCAAACAGGAGAAAGACGATGAGTGACCACGACCACGAAGGACATGAGTGCAGCGTGTGCTCCATGGAGGGCACGCTCGAGGAGAGGAAAGCACGTTACTGGGAAGGACTGAACGAGAAGATCGCCAAGTACGGTCATGCCGTGATCGGCGTCATCGGAGGAAACGACTCCTTCTTCTACACCATCGGAGCTGATGAGTTCGGTGCCGAGATGATCGTCTTCGGTTCCCTCGATGGACAGGCCATATTGAACGACCTCGTCG